GAAAAATTCTGTTGCAAATTTAGTCTTGCCAGGTTATCATCAACAAAAAATTTGGGGTTAAGTATGCCAAAGGGCGATTATTCATTTGTGAAAGATAAAGCCGTTCAGCGTATGCTAGATAATTTTGACCTCTCAAGTGATGCCGAGGCAGAAAATCGCAAGCGTGGCCTTAAAGCTATCCAGTTTTACCGTGGCGGGAAATCCCAATGGGACGATAACATTTACAATATCCGCAATGGTATTCAGCCGACAGAAAGCTATAACCAAATCCCTAAGTTTATTCGCCAAATAACCAATTTAATCCGCCAGAATAAAGCGCAAACTAAGGTTGTGGCTAATATGGACGGGGAAGAAAAAGTAGCTGGTGTTATTGAAGATTTAATGCGTGCTATCCAAGCGCAAAGCCAAGCTGATGTTGCATACGATATGGCTGGGTTTAATTCCACAGTAAATGGCTGGGGATATTGGCGCTGGCTTAAAGAGTATGAGAACGATACAAGTTTTGACCAAATACTAAAGATTGGGCAAATACCTAACCCATTCAAGATTTACGATGACCCGTTTTGTACTAGACAAGACAAGTTAGATAGGAAGTTTTTAATTGAGGTTGAAGACGTTAAGAAATCTGACTTTAACCGTGAAGAAGGTAAGAGCTACGATAGCTTAGACCTGCAAAGTATTGGTGATGCTGCCCCTGATTGGGCGACTGAAACAACTGTAAGGCGTGCTGAATATTGGGAAGTTAAAGATGTTGAGTCTGACTTATGGAAGAATAAGATTACCGGTGAAGTAACTAGCGAAAAGCCTAGTGACCCAAACAATTATGATTATCGTGTAGTAATTACTCCTAAGGTTATTTGGCGTAAATGTACTGCAATGGAAGTATTAGAGGAACAAGAGTGGGACGGTAAATACATTCCTTACATTTTTGTAGCTGGTGAAACTATATACGAAGATGGTAAGATTTATTACTCTGGTGCTGTTGAGCCAATGATTCCACCGCAGAAGCTGTTTAATTACGCAGCTAACGCTATTGTGCAGGCTGTATCGTCACAGCCACTTGCTCCTTATATCGCTGCTGTAGGCCAGATAACAGAGCCGCTAGCGCAGTTTTGGGATAACGCCAATACTAAAAACACGGCATGGCTACCATACAATCCTATTACAGTTAATGGGCAAGTAGCGCCGCCACCACAAAGACAGCAACAAAGTGCAGATATAACTTCTCTTGTTGAAGTTATGAAAATAGCGCAAGAAGGTTTTAACGAGGCTTCAGGGCAGTACCAAGCTAACATTGGTGCGGTAAGTAATGAGAAGTCTGGCGTGGCTATCCAGCGCAGGAATATGCAGTCTGAAACATCAACGTTTCACTTCCCTGATAATTTGGCTCGTGCGCTTACAGCAAGTGGTATTGTGGCTCTTGACCTTATTCAGAAAACTTATGATGGCTCAAGGGTTGTAAGGTTATTGAAGGAAGATAAGACTGACTACACGCAAGAAATTAACAAAGTTACAACTACTGACGCAGGCGAAGAAGATATATTTGACCTTACGCTTGGAACGTACGATGTAATGGTAGATGTTGGCCCGGGATACACAACTAAACGTCAAGAGGGTGCAGCGGCAATGGTTCAACTTGCAGGCTCAACTAACCTTATGGAAGTTGCGCCTGATATTGTTTATCGTGAGCAAGATTGGCCGGGGGCGCAAGAGATTGCAGAGCGTTACAAGAAATTATTACCTCCACAGCTTCAAGACCAACCTAATCTTAAAGATGTGCCGCCTGAAGTACAGGCTCAAATGCAGCAAATGGGTAATGCTTTGAAGCAAATGCAAGGCCAATTACAGGCTACCACGCAAGCTCTTGCAGCGGCTGAACAACAGCTTAAAAGTAAGCAGCTGGAAACGCAGGCAAGTATTGCTGATAGTAACAATAAGTTGCAGAGTGATACTTTAAAGGCTCAAACGGAAGCCATGAAAGCTGAGAACGATAAATTGCAATTATTGGTAGATAACCAAAAAACATTACTACAAATCCAGCAATTAGATTTTGACACAGCTAAGTTAAAGTTTGAAGCATTGCAAAGCCTGACGCAAGATAATGAAAGCCAGCAAGAGCAAGAACCTTCAGAAGAACCAAGTGAAACGCACATGCAAGTTAATAACAGCTTAAAAGAAGCTGAATTACAGCAACAAGCGCAAGGTATTGTGATGTTGGCACAAATGCTAGACGGTATTAAGAACGCTCTTGACGCTCAAAGCGTGGCGGTAGTTAACTTAACCCAAACTGTAAGTACGCCAAAAACTGCGGTTAAAGGTGCTAATGGTAACTGGGTAGTTGCACCAGTAGGTTAGTATGTTTTTAGGGTTTCAAGCGGGTTTTCAAGCTGGCTTTCAAGTTTTATATGGACATAAAAACCCCGACCCTAACGGTAATAAGTTAAAAAGCTACGTGCCTTATGGTTATGAGGTTGAGAGATATAAGAAGGCCGAGCGCCTACACCAACTCCAAAGGCAAGAAGAATTAGCTAGGCAGGACTTAGTTGCTCAAGAGCTAAAGATAGAGCAGCTTGAGATTAAGCGCCTTAAACGTGGCCTTGCGGATAAAAGCTTGCAGCACGAGCTGTTAAAGCTCTTAAATGAACAATACATAATCAATATTGCACTTGCCAATTATAAGGCTGAGATAGAAGAATTATTGCTTGAACAGGAAGCGCTTATGGTAATAATGCTAACGATGGAGTTTTAATGGTTAAGATTCCACTTGACTAACATTTAAAAAGGATATAATATGTCAGAAGAACCCGAAGTTGTTACCGCACCAGCGGCTACGACATACGATTCAATAGAAATTCAATCAACGCATGATGAGCAGCCGACAAGCGGTAGCGAGGCTAAAGTTGATGAGCAAACGGAATCCACGTCTGAAAAGGCGGAAGTGACACCGAAACCTTTAAATCCACGCACAGCACAGCGCAAAGCTGAGAAAGAACGTTTAATACGTGAAGCGGCTACAAAAGATGCAGAAAATAAGCAACTTTTAGCCGAAATAGCGAGACTTAAACAATCTGAGCCTAAAGTTGAGGCAAAGCGTGAAGTTGATTTAAGCAAAGAACCTGACATTAAAGATTATGATGACGCTATCACATACGCTAGAGATTTGGCTAAGTATGATGCTGCCCAAATTATAGCGGAAAGAGATAAAAAGGAATCAGAAGCTCAAAGAACTAAACAAATAGAAGCCTACCAAGAACAGGCTGATATAATTAGAACTGAAATGCCAGACTTTGATGATAAAGTTGATGCGCTCTATACTGCTGGTTTGATTCAAGCTGGCTCAGTTTTAGAGAACGAGATTATAGCATCACCTGATTCAGCTAAATTAGCAGCACACTTTGTTAATTTCCCAGGCGATTTAAAAAGTCTGAATATGTATAAGCCAGAGGCAATACCTGCCGCACTTAAACAGATTCAAAGCTGGATTAAATCTCAAGGTACAACACCTCAACCTACAGTTAGGCAATCTCAAGCTAAGCCGCCAATTAATCCAGTAGGACAAAAGGCCGCTATCACAAAAGCAGTTAATAGCCTCACTAAAGAAGAATTGGAAGAAATGCCACAGCATGAATTTGAAGCCAAGTATATGAGAAAATAGCGCCAGCCATTTGGGTAAACCTTTGGTTGGTAATTCAAACAATCAATCAAAGGAATACCTAAGATGTCAAACTCTTATCCAATTAATACAATGATGGCGAAGCGTATGCTTCCTATCTTGCGCAATAAGTTGCCAATGGTAACTACTGTAAATACCGACTTCCAAGACGAAATCTCTGATACCCAACGCAAACAAGGTGGTATAATCAATATCAACAAACCGCCTCGTTATATTGGTCGTACAGGTGAGCTAATGAATATTGAAAACACTACAATTACTCAAGTGCCAATGACACTTAGCCAATTTGGTGTTGACGTATCATTCTCTCAAACTCAACTACAACTATCATTAGATGCTGTAGCTGCTGGTATGGCTGATGGTGTACTTGATTCTGCTGCATCAACTATCGCAGCTAAGATTGAAGCTGATGGTACTAGCTTGTTCAAACAAGTAGCTAATGTGGTTGGTACACCGGGTACTGCTCCTACTGATGCATCAATTCTTGCAACTGCTGGTGCTTACATCACTTCACAAGGTGGTTCAACGTCTGGTGACAGAACAATTGTTCTTGATTCATTTGCCAATGCTTCACTAGCGACTTCAGTTAAGACTTACTTTAACCCACAAGGTGTTATTAATAAGGCTTATGCGAATGGTCGTTTGGGTTCTGGTTATGGGTTTGAAATCTATGATGACCCAGCTATCCAAAGCTTTACTGCTGGTACTTACGGCGGTACTCCACTAGTAAACGGTGCAAGCCAAACAGGCGCAAGCTTGATTACTGATGGTTGGACAGCTACTACAACTACACTAAACGTTGGTGATGTATTCACTATCGCTAATGTAAACACAGTAAATCCACAAACACGCCAATCAACTGGTAAGCTACAAAACTTTGTAGTAACTGCGGTATCTACTACTGATGGTTCAGGCAACTCAACTATCTCTATTAGCCCTTCAATTACTCCAAGTGGTGCTTTCCAAAACGTAACAGCTTCACCTGCGGATAACGCAGCGATAACTGTTGTGTCTGGTGCTTCTACTGCGACATCTAAGCAATCACTAGCTTATGACAAAAACGCTTTCACATTTGCTTGTGTACCAATGGCTCTGCCTCCTAAACAAGGTGTTATTGACGCTACAGTTGTTAAAGATAAAATGTCAGGCTTATCAATCTCTATGATTGAGTTCTACGATGGTAAATCAAACCAACGCATGACACGTTTTGACGTGCTATACGCTTGGGCTGCTACTTATCCAGAACTTGCTTGTCGTATCCAAGGCTAACTAATCTAGGGGTGGCGTAAGCTGCCCCACTAACTTAAATAAGGAAACTATATTATGGTAAACGTTGTTCAAACATCACCAATCTACAATAACTTTACGGCTGCACCAGATGGTTCAGTTGTAAGTGGTACTTTTACTGCGAACGGCACTTCTGCTGTTACGGTAGCTAACTCTCTAGTTACTGCGAACTCTAGCATTGTTATTACTCTTAAAACAGTAGGCGGCACAGTTGGTGCTATCCCATCAATTAAAACTATTACTGCTGGTACTGGTTTTACTGTATCGGGTACTGCATCTGATACTTCAGTTTATAACTACAAAATTATTTAGTTATGGCTGAGAAGAAGAAAAAAGAAGCTTCAGAGGTAGAAGTAAAAATTCTACTCTCTGAGGCTGAATACATCAGGAGAACTAAACTTGATGTATCTAACCCAGAATATATTAACCCTTCGCTAGACCATCATAAAATAGGTTAGAATCATGGCAGATACGGCATTAACACTCATTACTGATACCTTATTAGATATGGGGGTTCTTGCCAATCAAGCGCAGCCTACCGCCCAACAGACCCAACAAGCGCTACGCAAGTTAAATGGTATGCTGGAATCTTGGAGTATTGAGGGCTTACTTACATATGGTATAAGCGCTAATATCCTTTCTTTAGTGGCTGGTAAACAGGTTTACACACTTGGTGTTGGTGGGGATTTAAGCATTCCTTACCCTAACTCAATTATAAACCAAACTATTCGCAATACTTCGTTACCAGCGGCACAGCAACAGGATTACCCGTTATATCGTTATAATGACCAAGAATGGTCGCAAATACCATTTAAAAGCCAAGCGTCTACATGGCCTAATTGGGGTATTTGGTTTAACGAAACTTTCCCTTTGATGAAAGCTAATGTGCTTCCTATCCCAACAACTAACCAATACAGCATAGTTATATGGACTGAAGACAACATTGGTAATTACACGGCTAATACGGTGCTTTCACTTGCGCCCGGTTATCGCAGAGCTATCACAACTAATTTATACCTTGAACTTGCTCCTAGTTATTCTATTCAGGTTGATGACCAAGCTAGGCAAAATGCTAGTGAGAGCAAAGGTATTGTTCAAATAAACAATCTACAAATTAATGGCCTTACGCCTAATTTTAGTAATGCTAAATGGTACGATATTGTAACTAACAAGGTTTTAAATGTCCCAGGCTAATGTAGTTGGAGGTTCTGCTCAGCAATACTCATTACCTTTGGACGCTCAGAGGACGGTAAACTATCGCATAATAGTTGACCAAGACGGCAAAAGTCCCGCTGGTTTAATCTCACGCCCTGGCCTAAATCTTATCGGAACTACAGGCAATGGCCCAGGAAGGGGCGGGATATTACCTGCTAATGGCCGTGTGTTTGTAGTATCTGGTTCTGGCTTATACGAACAACAAATAGATGGTTCTTCTACTCTACGTGGTACTTTAGACCAAAATAGCGGTATAGTAACAATGGCTGATAATGGCTTTCAGCTTGCGGTATGTGACCAACAAAATCTTTATATATTTACTTACGCTACAAATGTATTCACTAAGGTTGTAACAGCTAACTTGCCAAGTGCGGTAACAGTTACATTTATTGGTGGCTATTTTATTATTAATAAGAGTTTCAACTCTGGTATTTTCCAAATATCGGCGCCGTATGATGGTTTAACGTGGGCGGCACTAGACTTTGCAACGGCTGAATCAAGCCCAGATAGCTTACAGCGTGTAATAAGTATTTCAGGCCAATTATGGCTTGTGGGTACGAATAGTATTGAAATTTGGAGCAATACAGGGGCGGCAACGTTCCCATTCCAAAGGGTAAATTCTGCGGCTCAATTAGCTGTGGGTGCGCTTGCTCCGTTTGCTGTAGCTGAAATAGATAATACAATGTTTTGGATAAGCAGAACTGACAAAGGCTTTGGCATTGTAAATAGAGCTGATGGTTTTAGCCCTAAGAGGGTTTCAACTGACGCTATAGAATTAAGGCTTCAAGCTGCTACAGACCCTAGCTCATTTAGGATTATTTCGTATCAAGAGGCGGGGCATACTTATTGTTCAATAACAGGCGGTGGTATGGAAACTGCGCTAGTACTAGATATTGCAACAGGTATTTGGACTGAAGATGCTTATTTAAATGATAGCGGTGCTTATGAGCAGCCACTTACAAGTTATTTGTTTTATGCGTTTGGTAAAATTATTGCACTTGATAGATTAAACGGCAATGTTTACGAGCAATCAATTAATTTCTACTCTGACAATGGTGCAGATATTGCAAGAGATAGGATATTCACACATATATTTAATAAATCGGTACGCTTTAGAATTAAAAACCTAGCGGTATTTTTTGAAACTGGAACAGGTAATGTGACAGGAAATGGAACTAATCCTGTGGCACAGCTTAGAATATCAGAAGATGGCGGTAGGAGCTTTGGCACTACTTATGAAGGTACTATAGGCCAAGTAGGGCAATTTAATGAGCGTGGGGTATTGTTTTGGCAGCTTGGGGCGTATTTCCAAGCTACGTTTAGATTAAGAGTAACGGAGCAAATAAAAGTAGCAGTGAATGGTGCGGAATGGAACATATAGGAAAATTATGAAACAAATATTATTACCAAAAAACCAGTTTGTTATAGTTGATGATGAAGATTACGAATATCTGAATCAATGGAAGTGGTGCTTATTTAACAGTTATGCAGGACGTTCAGTTAAAGGTCGGCATGTAGCTATGCATAGGTTAATAATGAATACCCCTGAAAGAATGGTTTGTGACCATATCAATAGCTGTAAATTAGATAACAGAAAATCTAATTTGAGAAATTGCACCCAAAGCGAAAACTGTATGAATCGCCGCAACAAACCAAAGGGCGCTCATTATTCACCAACTGAAGGTAAATGGCGGGGGCAAATAGTTTATAGAGAGAATGGCAAAAAGATTACAAAATATCTTGGCTATTTTGCTACAAAAGAAGAAGCTCTAGCGGCCTATGATAATGTTGTTGGATTTTACCATAAAGAGTATGCGGTTACTAACAAGGAGATGGCTGCTAATGTCTAGTCAAGAATCACCAATAGCCGATGCTATGGTTGACGATGAGCGCAAGTGCCGCCCTAGTTGGGTGCAGTATTTTAGTGGCTTTCAAAATGGTGATGTTGGCACAAGTTTTACACCTACATTTACTAGTTTAACCGTGGTAGGAACACCAACAATAAGCGGTGTTTATTATCAAAATATGGGCTTAACTTATTTTGCAGTTAAGATAGTGCCAGCTACAAGCACAAGCTCGGTGCTTGGAACAACAACCTTCCCTGTGCCGTTTAAAGTAAGCGCAGATACAACTTGCTCGGTAGTTACAGGCACTAGTTCAAGCTTAGGTGTTATTAACGCAAGCTCAAAAACAGTTTATTGCCCAACATGGACTGCTATTACTACTCCAATAACTATTACAGGGTATGTAAAATCATGAAAATGGAACAGATAAAAAAAGATGATTTAAACCAATTCTGGCCTGAAGCTAGTAAGCAGCTTGCTGTAGCGTTTAAGCCTAACCAAATTTATACCCTAGATGATATTTATAACATGCTAATAAGTGGTGAGGCGCAGCTTTGGTGTGTGTTTGATGATAAGATGATTGGCAGCTTAATTACTTCGGTGAGTGAGGGTTCAAGAGGTAGGGTTTGTAATATTATAAAGCTTGCAGGAAAAGATTTTAAAGCGTGGGGAAAGTTGATGGAAACCACATTAAATAACTTTGCAAAACTAAATAAATGTGAGAATATTGAAGCATTGACACGTGTTGGTTTTAGTAGAGTACTCCCAAGCTTCAAAAAACAACGTGATGTATTACTAATAAGGAAAGTAGCATGAGTCATATAATAAAAGCAGTAACGAAACCTATTACCCACTTGGTAGATGCAATACCAGGCGGCAATATTCTAGCGCCTATCGTACTTACTGCGCTTGGACAGCCTGAATTAGCAGCGGCATATGCTGGCGCAAATACTCTTAATCATGGTGGTAGTTTAGGGCAATCATTGCTTAGTGCTGGGCTTAGTTATGGTGGCTCTGCGCTTGGTGGCAATGATACAATATTTGGTGATACTTTAAGCGGCCCGATAAATGGGGCTATTAATAATCTAGGTAGCAATGTTAGCGGCGCTTTAGGCGATTTAGGCAAATCAACAGGTTTAAGCTCGCTTTATAATGATGCTTCAGGTGCTTTAGGTAGTGCTAAGAATAGTATTTCAGATAGCCTAAGTAGTGCTTATAATGGTTCTGGCTTACAAAGCGCATTTAATAGCGGCTCTGATGCTCTTAAGTCTATAGGCATAGGTTCGGGCGCTACAACAACTTCTGCCCCTGTAGGTGGTGGTAGTTCAAGTTATGGTGATATTGGAAACGCAGGCGGGTTCTTGAAAGATACTGCCAACAATTCATCTAGCGCTCTTAACTCTGGTATTTCAAACGCTATACCTCAACCAAGTTTATCATCTGCTTATTCACCAGTTTCAACCGCTCTTAACAATTCAACTACCACAGGAGGCAACGTGGCATCTTCATCATTCTCAAATTATCTTGCACCACTAGCAAGTGCAGGCATTGGCACACTAGCTAATAACAGCGCACAACAAGCATTGCTAAAACAGGCAGGTGCAAATAAAGCTTTGTTAGCTCCTTACGCTAATGGGTTTAAATTTACACCAGGGGATTTAACGCAAGACCCAGGCTATCAATTTAACCTAGCGCAAGGCAATCAGGCTTTATCACGCAGACAAAATGCTGGTGGTGATTATTTTAGTGGTGCTGCTCTTAAAGAAGCGCAAGACTACGGCCAAGGACTTGCAGATAATACTTACAACGCTGCATACAATAGAGGTTTGCAAGGCTTTAATACAGGGCTTACGGGTGCTGCCGCTACTGCTGGAGTTAATGATAGTATCGGTAATATCAACGCTACAAACGCAGTTAATCAGGGTAATTTGTATAGCGGTGCTTTGGGTAATATCTTGGGTGGTAATTCATTTACAAATAGCGGTGCTTTACAAGGCGGCAACGATATGCAATCAATACTTAGAAGAATTTTTGGGGGTAAATAATGCCATTAGATTATAACATACTAAACAACAGTAAAAGTTTGTTAGACCAAACGCAGATGCAGCAAGATTTTGCGCTTAGAAAGCAAGCTGCTATTATGGACGCTGCAACTAAGGCTAACGCTTTAAAATATCAACTCATAGCGGCTGGTGCAGCTAATGGTGCAGATGGCCTTGCTCAAGTTAAGAATAAACTAGGCCAAATTGGTATTGATGCTAGTGAGTATTCAGATGACCCAACACAAGCGGCGGCGCAGGCTCTTGCGGCTCAACAAGCCACAAGCCCTTATGGTACGTTATATAATGCTGCTCTTAAAGACCAAAGTAACCAAATAGCTTTATCTGGAATAACGGGGCAAGTAACGCCTGGTGCATTACGCCCTAGCTTACCCTCACCTGCGCTAGTTCAACCACAACCTGTACCTCAACCACAGCAACAAACGGCACAACCAGTGCCTCAACAGCCAGTAGCACAACCTATTTTAACACGTCCACAAGCGGCTAATTCTATCGCTGTGCCACAGATTAATGATAAGATTGATGCTGTACCACCAGCAATGCCAGCAATGCCTAATACGCAATTAACGCAACCTCAAAGCGGGTTTCAATTCCGCCCGCAAAATCCAACTGAAACAGCCGCTAAATATAACCAAGAAAGACAAGCTGCTATTGAGGAATACAAACTATCAGATACTTATGCTCAAGGTCATAAATTCTCTGAAGATACGGGTTCTAATTTAGCTAAATCAGCCCAAGATGCTAAGGCGGCTACACAAATGGAAAAAAGATTAGGCACTCAATTAGAGGGCATGAGAACTTTAAATCCTAGTTTGCCTAGTACTGATTATTTTGACCCTCAAACTAAAGTTGATTTTTGGAGGCATTTACCTAATTTCCTAAAGGGTGATGAGCAGAAAATGGTAAACGCTGCCGACCAATTTACGGCGGTTGATAAGCAACAAGTATTAGCAGGGTTGCAAGAATTTAAACAAAGTGCAGGCGGCGATACTAAACTTAACCAATTTATTGATAGAGTTGTAACGGCGGCTAACTCAATTGATATGAACTCGCCCGAAGCCACACGCTTGAATAAGATTAATAACTTAAAAGTTGAATTACATAATTTAGGTGTGCAAGCTAGAAATATTGCGGGTGGTAATGAGCCTTATCAACCATTGCCTGTTTCTACAGCCAACCCATTACAAGATAGTTTTGATAAGCAGAAAGCTATTGCTAATAACCCATATATGCAAGAATTACAAAGAAGAGGTATCAAATAATGACTGATTTATCGGTACTTACTAATGACCAATTAAAAATCCTTGCTCAAGGTGGGCAACCTGATTTGTCTAATTTTAGTAATGACCAGTTAAAGGCTGCCGCTGCCGCACATGACGAAATGATGGCGCAACAAGCTCCAAAACCTAATATGTTGGGGCGTATAGGCAACGACCTATCGGCGGGTTGGGATAAAATTAAGCAAGCAGACCAAGCCAATATGGAGGGCACTAAATCAACTCCTAGGGCTGCTGCGGACATTATAGGCGCTGGTGGACAAGCAATAGGTAATATAGGCTTAGATGTAATTGGTAGCGTTGGCCGTGAATTACCTTGGACTAATTTAAGTGGGCAACAAACTAATGCCACAGAATTGGCGCAGAGAGGTTTGCAGGCGGCAGCACAAAGCCAGCCTGGGCAGTTTATTGGTAGGCAAGTACAAACTTTAAATAAAATAGCACCTGATGCAATGGCCGTAGGTGGTGATTTATTAAATGCTTTTGGAGCAGCCCCTGCTGGTAAATTATTAGGCGGTATTAGTGAGGTTGGAAGTGAGTTAGGTAATGTAGTTAGAAACACAGGCCAAGGCATAATTGATGCTAGAAAAGCTAAGGCAATTCAAGATTTAGTTTCACCAATAGAAAATAAAACTGAACTTACAAACGCAGTACCAAGAACGGCCGTTGACCCTATTACTGGCGCTAAAACTATATTGCCAGATAATTCAATCCAAAACTCAATAGATGCTGTATCGTCAATAAGTGGTATTAATTCCCCGCTTAAGAACTACCAGCAAAAATGGGATATGATTAATCAGGTTAAAAACCAAGAAGCTGATAATCTTATTCAAGCATTAAAAAGCAATGATGTTAAAATCCCATTAAACGATATAAATAATAAGTTATTTGGCGTTAAAGATGCTTTGGCTAAAAATCCTTATTTAGTGGGTAATGCCGAAACTTCGGTTGATAGAGTTATGAATATTGCCCGTGACAGTATTATTAAGAATGGCAATACTGCCTCTGGTTTATTGCAAGCAAGAAAGGATTTTGATAATGCGCTAACTAGCTTAAAACCTAAAGTTTACGACCCTACAACTTCTAACCCCGTAAGTGATGCAGCTTTATCTGTTAGACGTGGGATTAATGATTTAATTGACCAAGCTGTGCCAGATGCAGGCGTTAAGGCTTCCCTTGCTAAGCAAAGTGCTATGTATGATGCACTTGATAATATCGCACCAAAAGCGGCTAGAGAAGGTAATAATAAACTATCAAGAATGATTACTTCGGCTGGTGATACAGTTTCTAATGTAACTGGTGTTACTAATCCTATAACTAAGGGTGCGCTTGAGTTAGGTGCGCTTGGTGGGCTAGGTGCAACTACAGCCTTTGCTCCTGCTGTTTTGGGCGTTGGTGCTACAGCTTATGGAACAGCTAAAGCGCTTCCTTACGCTATGAGGGCAGCTGGAAAAATTATGCAAGCTCCAGAGTATATCGGCAATAAATTTAGTTCTACCTTACAACCTATTTTAGATAAATTAACATCTGGCGTCAAAGTTGATGTAAATACATTACCAGCACCTCAAATTAAGATGCTCC